CTTAATCGTTTACACGACTTGCTTCAAGAACGTACTCCAACCGAGAGGAAAAGAGTCCGCACAATCTTCCACGATTTAAAAGCAGAAATTAACCCGATGCTAGAAGCAGACATCGGTCCTGTTGATATCATTGCACATCTTGCAGCAGGCTCTCACGTAGATCGTTCTATTGATAGACCTATGGAATTTGTGATGGATAACGTTGTTGGTACTGCAAACCTTTTAGATTATGGTCGAAGACAAGATAATCTAGAACGTTTCTTGTACTTTTCAACTGATGAAGTATTTGGTCCTGCACCAGAAGGTGTTAAATACGATGAATACGATCGTTATAATTGTACTAATCCTTATTCTGCATCTAAAGCTGGAGCAGAAGAACTCGCAGTAGCTTATCAAAATACATATAAAATGCCAATATACATTACCCATACAATGAACGTATTTGGCCAAAGACAACATCCAGAAAAGTTTATTCCTATGACTATTCGTAATGTACGAGATGGCGGTACGGTAACTATTCACAGTGATGAAACAAAAACAATTCCAGGTTCACGTCATTATATTCATGCTGAAGATGTTGCAGATGCTACATTGTTCCTATTAGAAAACGAACGCACTCTTGATATGACAAACAATACAGGCATTAAGTGTCCTAAGTTTAATATTTGTGGATCGACAGAATTAAACAATTTAGAATTAGCTCAATTAATTGCAGAGTCTCAAGGGAAGGAATTAAATTATGAATTTATGGATTTCCATTCTAGCCGTCCTGGGCATGATCTTCGTTATGCTCTTAGCGGTGATCGTATGGCGAACATGGGTTGGACTCCACAACCAGTTAGAGAAAGAATTGATGAAGTGGTTCAATGGACTTTAAACAATAGAAGGTGGTTAGACATATGAGTTTTGTACAATTTATAGAAGGTGAATATAATAGAGTAAAGAACACTTTCTCTGATATTAACGAACACATCGAATTGCTATATACTTTAGGAATGGAATGTGATAGAATATGTGAAATGGGTGTCAGAGATGGTGCTAGTACTAGAGCATTTCTTAATACTAACGCATCTTTGAGATCATACGATATCGAATTAAACGAAGAAGTTCAAAACCTATTCACAAGAGCAAAGTCTGTTGGAAAAGATGTAACTTATGAAAAAGAGAACGTTTTGAATATTGAAATTGAGCAGTGTGATTTGTTGTTCATTGATACGTGGCATTCTGGTTCTCAATTAAAACGTGAGCTAGAAATACATGGTAACAAGGCTAACAAATATTTAGTATTCCATGACACTCATACATATGGATGCAGAGATGAAAAACAAAACTGGAGAGACTTTGCGGATAAACGACCAATAGCAGGCGAAGGGTTACTTAAATCAATAATCGATTTTGTTATCGAAAATCCTGAATGGAAGTTTAAAGAATTAAGAACAAATAATAACGGCCTAACCGTTCTAGAAAGGACAAAGTAATGATTGTAGATTGCTTTCCATTTTTTGCACCAACAGGAGAAGAACTCTTAAAACTAAGAGTTAATCTTTTAAAAGATGTAGTCGATAAATTTATTATTGTTGAGTCTGATAAAACTCACAGCGGTAAACCAGTACAAAGAAAGTTTCTTGAGATTGCCCAGAAGCATGGTCTTCCAATGGAAAAAATCATCTACGTCGAACATCACATTCCAGAACGTGAAGATATCGTAGTTGAAAAGATTGATAAGATTAATGCAGGTGTAAATAAAGATAATGAAGATTCAGTATATGCTCGTGCAAGAGAAAGAATGCAAAAAGATGCGGTAATGGAAGGCATGTCTGGTTTTAGAGATAACGATGTATTCTTATACGGTGATGCTGATGAAATCATTAGACCAGAAAATGTTAAATGGGTTGCAAGAATGGCTCTTGCACATCAAGAAATTATTCTCAAAATACCGTTAGCTTATCTGCAGGGTCGTGCCGATTTAAGAGCATATAATACTGACGATAGTCCAGTTGTATGGTGGAAAGCCATGTTCTTTGCGAGTAAAAAACAAATTATGGAGTTTTCAATAAACAAAATCCGTTGTGGTTCTATGCACCTCCCAATTCGTTGGCCAACACACAATAATCGTGTGATACAAGATATGGGCTGGCACTTTGCTTGGATGGGCGATTCTGATATGAGAAAAGTAAAAGCAGATTCTTTTGCACACGCGTTTGATAATTTTGATTGGATGGAAGATGTAAAAGGATATCAAGACTATGCTAATTGGGATATGCATCTAACTGAAGAAGGACCAGCACCAGATGGAAACATCAATCATAAACTTAAAAGGTACGGAATAGAAAACTTACCTAGTATTATTTTCGAAGATGAAAGCCTGCGTGACTTCTTGTTGCCTCCTACTGATATAAAAGAAGAGTTTAAGTTTAATAAGTGTGATTGTTTTTGGTGTCAAAAGCTTAAGTTCCCTTTGATGTATAATCTCGACGGCGAAAGAAATTGGTTTGAAGTTCCGAGAAGTTGTAGTGTAACAATTAAAGAATCATTTCCTGAAAGACGTCAAGTATTTAGAGATACAGACGAATATGATGAAGCACGAGGTAGACCAATCGTAGTTTACTCAGATCCTATTAATAGATTTGTTTCATGTATTAACGGTTATCTTGTAGAAAAACAACGTTATTATCATTATGGTGAAGATATTTTTGCGTCGTTTGGTAAAAAACTTAGTGAATGTACTAAGCAAGAAAAGATAGATTTATTCTTTAAACATCTGCATAAAATCGGATCATCTCATCAGCTTCATCATTTTCACCCTCAAGCTTGGTTCGTTGATACTAATAAGTTTAAAAAGTTTACTTTAGTTAAAAAAGAAGATGTTTCTGCAACCTTTAATGTTAAACATAAACTGAACCAAACTACGAAAGAAATCTTTGAGCAAGATTTTAGTGAAGAACAAATTGATTTTCTTAAACGCCTTTACGCTGTAGACTACGCCTTTTGGGATAAGTACAAACCAGATGAAAGTTAGGGCAGGTAGTGCCAATATAGATGTTCTAAGACTTGAAATTAAAGATTTAAATAGAGAGATTAGCGATCTATATAAAGAGCATGATATAGTAAGAAACCAAAATATGATGCTTCTCGAAGTATTAACAGATCTGACCGGTGACGAAAGTTATTGGTCAGATGAAGCAAAGAAGACTGGTATTGTCTTTAAACTTACGAATGTACTAACACAAATAAAAAATAATTTTGGTCACTAAATAGTTTACAACCTGTAGAAACCAGTATAGACTGATTCTATAATAATATAAACTATGAGGCAGTACTATGAAGTTTAAAAAAATTACATCAGCTCTTATTGCAGTAGCTATTAATACAGCTGCGTTTGGCGCTCTTATCTATACGGGTCAAGAGCTTGCAGCTCAAGAAGTAGAAAAAGACTTTGTTGAGTATCAAGCACAAGAAATGAATTGCTTAGCTCTCAATATATACTTTGAGACTCACGCAGTATCATTAGTTGATGCAATGTCAGTCTCTGATGTTGTATTAAATAGAGTAATGAGTAAGCGCTTTCCTGATAGCGTATGTGACGTTGTTCATCAAGGTTTTAAACCAGGAAAGAAATCATGTCAATTTAGTTGGTATTGCGATGGTAAACACGATACACCTTATGATAATGACGCATGGGAAAAATCTCGTAAATATGCACGAGACATGTATCTTGGCAATCAATACCGAGGAATTACAGAAGGTGCAACACATTACCACGCGCATTGGATGAAAGCTTATTGGGCTCCATCCATGCATAGAGTAGCGCGTATGGGTTCTCATATATTCTACAGAGAAGATTAATATGATAATAATCAGAGCATATTACAACAAAGCGTGGGTGAATAAATACTTCACTTGCGCATTAGATGCACAAGAATATCGCGATTGGCTTGATGCTAGATACGCTCAAGTTCAATGGATAAATTACTAAGGAGAAAAATAATGTCAGATGAACGATACGTCGTAGCGACGGTTGTCTCTACTCATAGGATGCGCTATGCAATTCCAGTAAGTAAGATGGAAACCGAAGAAGGCGTCCCATTAAGTATGACAGAAGCGAGTGTCATTGAGTATGTTAATGACTCAGTCACATGCGAAGAAGTAAAAGAATTTTCCCAACATTTTCTTGGAGAGCAAATCATCGATACAATGATATTAGATGAAGAGCGAATTCTTAAACTTTTTGATAAAGATAACGAATATCTTTCGGAATGGACTCGAGAACAAAAACTTGAATTTATTGATAAATGGCAAGACAATTGGAAGAAAGGTGTCTGATAGGACTTATTCGCCGATATGTTGGGTTCTAATTGAAGTAATAGAAGAAGAAGGAACCCACTATCGAGTACTCGCTGGTTTTGAAGAAAAATTAAAACACGGCGACGATTGGAGAATAAGTAAAGATATAATTGGAGTTGAAGGAGATAAAGAAACATATACGTTTCATTGCTCGTCTGGTTCTCATTATCTCTGTCAAAAGAAAGAATACAATTTGTCTAGCCAAATTATGCATGTCTCAAGATCTTTATTAGATCAAAAAGGTGATAAATGTAAAGTATTGAAAGATACTAAAGACTGGCTAAATTATGAATGGAGTTATAAAAAATGAATATAGTCATTGCAGGATATGGATTTGTGGGAAAAGCTCACGCTCTTTGGTTAGAATACGAGCATAATGTTACGATCTATGATCCTGCAATGGGCTATGGTGATATTCACACACAATTTGATAACGCGGATGGAGTAATAATCTGCGTATCAACTCCAGAAGGAGAAAACGGTGAGTGTGATATGTCTAACGTATATAATGTCATAGAAAAATGTAACCCCGGTACTCCGATCTTAATTAAGTCAACTATAAGCCTAGAAGGTTGGCGCTTAATTAAGAGAGCATATCCTTACGAAAAGATAGCGTTCTCTCCAGAATATTTAAGAGCAGCTCACGCTATTGAAGATTTCAAATCAAACAATACTATGCAAATAGGAGGAGACTCAGAATTCTGGGTTAAAACATTTGCCTATTCAACAGTCACGATTATAAACGGATTTGATGTTGAAGAATTGATTATGATAAAATATTTAAGAAATTCATTTCTTGCTTGTAAAGTAGCTTTCTTTAATCAAGTCTATGATATGTGCGAAAATGCTGGTATCGATTATGAAACAGTAAGAAACGGAGTTGCTGCAGATAAACGCATAGGAGATAGCCATACAATTGTCACTGAAGATCGCGGTTACGGAGGCCATTGCTTTCCTAAAGATGTTGCAGCTATTATAGCTTCTGGTTACAAGTCTGGAACTGACCTGTCTATTTTAGCAGAAGTTCAAAGTTATAATGAAAGGCTAAAGCTTGTCGAATAAGATAGGAATAACCTTTAGCACGTTTGATTTGCTTCATGCAGGACATATCGCTATGTTACGCGAAGCTAAAACACAATGCGATTATTTGATGGTGGGATTGCAAATGGATCCTTCATCAGATCGTCCAGATAAGAATAACCCAGTACAATCTATTGTAGAAAGATACACGCAATTAAAGGGTGTACAATACGTCGATGAGATTATACCATACTCTTCAGAAAGAGATGTCGAAGATATATTGACATTATACCAAATAAATGTTAGAATATTAGGAGAAGAGTATAGAGATAAAGAGTTTACAGGTAAAGATATATGCCGTAAAAGAGATATAGATCTATATTTTAACAAGCGGGACCACAGATTTAGTTCCAGCGATTTAAGAAAGAGGGTATGTGAACATGATTGAAGAACAGTTAGAATTCGAATTCTATGATATATACGATACTACAGAAATTCGTAGAATTGATTCTAAAATGGAAATATTTTTACACGACTTGGCTCGTAGAGAAGATAATGAATTTATCCAGAGAATCGCAAATCGTTTTACTACTCTGTCTACAAAAGCTCATAGTCGTAAACATTGGACTGGGAGTGAATAGATGATTTATTGGACTTTATTCGTTATCACAACTTCATTGTCTGAACCAATGGATAAGAATTATACCATGATTTCAAGACACAATGACAGATGGGGTTGTGAAGTTTCGCTTTCTGAATTCAAAGAAATTTATCATGGTGACGGTATAGTCAAGTGTGATAAGACAGATCAATAGGAGATTATTATGTTTAAATTGTTTAAAACTCGAAACGATTATCTTGACGAAATAGACTATACAGAAGATGTTAGTATGTTTCCAAGCGTAGAAGCTGAAATCGATCACATGCCAACTGTGTTCGAGCAAGTCCTAGATAAGTGTGATGAAATAGAAGCCAAGCTAGATATATTACTGGAACGCGTTGGTAAATGAAAATACTGGGTGTAAGTGAAGGCTTTCATGATGCTGGAGCTACTCTAATCAAAGATGGTGAAATTTTATCTGCTAATCATTCTGAAAGAATTAGCAGAATCAAACACGATAAGTGGTTGCATTATACGCAGATTGAATACGCTGATAAAATTGCCTTCTTTGAAAAAGACTGGTTAAAACGAACACGTCAATGGTATGCTGGTCAACAAAGAAAGAAGTCAAGGATTAATTACGACATTTCGTTTTATCACCATGAATCTCACGCTGCTTCTGGTTTTTACACTTCAAAGTTCGACTCATGCAATATACTTGTTATCGATTCGATAGGTGAATGGGATACTGTTTCTATTTGGAAAGCATGGGTTAAGAACGGCAAACCTCGTATGGCCAAAATCAAATCATTTAAATATCCTTACTCAATAGGATTATTCTATTCTGCTGTTACTCAATATATAGGATTAAAACCTCAAGAAGATGAATATATAACGATGGGTATGGCAGCATACGGAGAGCCAATCCATTACGAAATTATGAGCGACCATTTAGAATATCACAATAATCATAAAGGAATACGTTACTTACCTTCTTGTTTTAGAAATGAAGACATAGCAGCATCAGCTCAAAGTGTTGTTGAAGATAAAATATTAGAATTAGTTAACGAGTATTGTCTACATGAAAACTTGATTATAAGTGGAGGAGTTGCTCTTAATTGTGTAGCTAACACTAAAGTAGCAGAGCTCGGCAAAAACATTTGGATTATGCCAAACCCCGGCGATTGTGGATCATCGTTAGGCGCTGCAGCATTGGCATATGGAAATAAACTAAACTGGATTGATCCATATCTTGGAACGGAGATTAAACGTGACCCCAAAATTAAAGAAATTGTTAACCATCTTATTGATTATTCCTATTGCGGCGTTGCGAATGGTCGTGCTGAGTTTGGCCCTCGTGCCCTTGGTAATCGTAGCCTTCTTGCTGATCCTAGACGAGATGTTAGAGATACTGTTAACGAAATTAAACGTAGACAAAAATTTCGACCCTTTGCGCCTTCAATCTTGGAAGAATTTGCTGATAAATACTTCGAAGGGCCAATGAATGAATACATGCAATTTGTTTCAAAAGCAAAGCATGACTACTCATCAGTAACTCACGTTGACGGAACAGCAAGAGTTCAAGTCGTAAAACAGAATTGTAAATCTATATTAAGGCCTATTCTTGAAGAATGGCATGAACAAACGGGATGCCCTATGTTATTAAACACGAGTCTTAATATTAAAGGGCAGCCTATGGTTGATACTTGGCAGCATGCTCTTGATTTTGAAAAAGAATATAAGGTTAAAGTTTTTTAATGGGTTTTATTTTAGCCAGCGGTTGTAGTTTTACAGATCCAAACTTTAAATCAGCAATTCACCCAGAATACGATACTTCGTATCCAAAATGGCCTGAGATTTTAGGAAAAATCTTAGATAAAAAAGTAATTAATCTTGCGAAGTCAGGTGTAAGTAACGATAAGATTTCAAATGATGTAGTACGAAAATTAATAAAAGACTTTGATATAATAGATTTGGTTTGTGTTGGTTGGACACAACCTGAAAGATACACCGTATGGGATCATTATAATCTAAACGCGTGTAATGTCAGAAATACAAAGAAGTCATTTGAAAACCTCCAAGATAATAAATCTAGAGATTTTTATGATTGGGTATGGAACGATTTATTAGATAAAAACGTATCTTTCAATCATAATCCTCTCAAAGTTATTAGAGATAATTTTTATAAGAATGTACTTTTAGTTCAAAACATATGTGAATTACTAAACATAGATTTGGTGCATGGTTTTGTATGCGGCAATCTTGAAATTAATAGGTTTAAGTGGTTAGAGAAACATTATGAAAAAGAGCTACAATACTCTGAAAGAGAATGGGTTAAAGTAATATCTGAGCCAAGCGAATTTTATGAAATAGAGGCAAGTAAATTCTTTGGCTATCCTATTTTAAAAGGTTTGGGCGGTTATACTTTATATGACGAACTAAACGATTATAGGATAAGTAAACAAGACGCACATCCCAATAAAGAAGGACACGAGTTCATTGCAGAAAAGTATTACGAAACGTATAAAAATTCTATTTCTTAAACTAAAATTCAAGTTTATGATTTGGAAAATGAGATTTAAAAAAGAAGAAATCGAAACCAGCAATGAAGAAAGATTCATTTATGAAGAAGATTAGATATATATTCGATGTTGACGGAACGCTTACTCCAAGCAGACAAAAAATGGATCCAGAGTTTAAAAAATTCTTCTTGCAATTTATAGAAGATAATAAAGTGTGGTTAGTAACAGGATCTGACTATGCTAAAACAAAGGAACAGTTAGGCTCAGACATAACTGAAAACGTAGTCACGTGTTATAATTGCAGTGGAAATGAAACTCGACATCGCGGTAAAATAGTAAACGCTTCAGGATGGAAGTTACCAGAAGAATGTAGAAGGTGGTTAAGCGATGAACTTATAAGATCTCCATTCGTTTTAAGAACTGGAAATCATTTAGAAGAAAGAAGAGGAACTTGTAACTTTAGTGTTGTAGGCAGGAACGCAACACTTGGTGAACGTAAATTATATATTAAATATGACGAGATAAATAACGAGCGCAGAGATATAGTAAACACTTTCAACTATGTTTTTGGCATCGAATCTTTAGGTATCTCGGCCGTAATTGGAGGCGAGACTGGAATAGATATATACCCAATAGGCAATGATAAATCACAAGTTCTTCAGGATTTTAACGAAGATGATAATATCCATTTCTTCGGAGATAAAATGGATAATGGTGGAAATGATTATCCTTTGGCAAAAATGAATAAATGTGGAACAAACCACCACGTAAAAAATTGGGAAGAAACATATAAGATTTTAAGAGAGGAACAGTAATGTTTACAGTAGAAATTGATTGGGACGAGACAGCGGTAACAGTATTAGATCAAAGCGGAGAACATGAAGATGTTCAATTTCTTTTATACGAAGACGCAGTCTATATTAGACAATTTGATAATGACTCAAACCGCCATACAGTTATTGAAATGTCACCCGATCAATTTCATGAATTAATGGCGGCAATGGATTTACCAGATGGCGCATACTTGTTAGGAGATAAAAATGATTAAAATCTACGGAACTCCAACTTGTGGCTTTTGTTTAAGAGCAAAGAAACTAGCAGAAAGACACGGATTAACTTACGAATATTTCGACGTTACATATTCAAAATATAGAGATCAAATGAATGAAGCTTTAGGATCTAAAACTGCTGAAACTGTACCTCAGATTTGGTGGTATGATAAACACATTGGCGGTTATCAAGAGTTCTCAGAAGAAATAGATAATACGAGAACTTATGGAGATGGCGGTTTTTAACCGTTTACATGCATGCTCAAATAGCTTATACTGATTCTAGAAACAAGGTATAGGACGAAAAAAATGAACGCTCAAAACTTCTGGATCAAAACTGAATTAACAAACGTTGAAGCATTAATCGTAGAGTATAACGAATGTGCAGAAAGTTGCATAGAAGATCTTAAAGATGTATATTTGAGCGACTCAGCTGACTACCAGGCAGCTTTAGAAATGTTCCGTATGTCAGATGCAGAAAAGCTCGCAGCTCATGTTTCTGACTTAGATACGTGCTCACGTGACAATCTGGTAGTAGCATTTCAGAAAGATTGTGGTGACGAATTCGTTGAAGATATTCTTGGTTTTACTTTAAGATAAATTAGCTGTTTACAAGCCTGTTAAAAAGCCGTATACTGATTCTATAAGCTGAAACAAAGAAAGAAATAAAATGACACACACAATCACAAACTTAACTAACGGCGTAACTTATAAATCAGACATCGTTGCTTCATTTGAAAAAGCAATCGTTAGTGAAGAAAACCTTGAGCAAGGTTATGGTTCAACCGGCTTTTGGAACTATGTTTCAGCAGACATGCATATGGATCTTAGCACGTGGTACGCAGCAACATTGATCGACGAAGCTTTCGATTACATGGTCGACTTGCATGATGAAGATCGTGCTGCTGAAATCAATATGTTGGAGTTTGTATAATGCGTATTAAAGGTGCAATGACTGTTTTAAATAAGCAGTGTGATTTTTTAGGAATGAACTTTGAGCAACTTATCGAGTTCATAGAACGTGCTCCATTAGCACAAAATAATGCTACTATTCAAGCGTATAAGGTTTATAAGCTTGATAGTAGAAGTAGGAGATAAAATGAAAGTAACTATGGTCGATCCACCTTCAGGGTGGAAATATGGTTTTCCAAAAGCGTTACCGAATCCCTTGCCTCAGCCATGGAGTTTAGCTCTGTGGCTGATCTCAGAAGGTTATCCAGAAATAGAACTAACGAGATTTGGCGATTTCTTTCTATACGTAAGACAATGGGAACAAGATGATGACAGAGAATGATCCTTATAAAGATGTAACTCGAGTTGAAGTCATAGATAACAACGGAAGAGTTTACGCAAAGCATTCAGTTGAACGTGTTTGGCTTTCAGAGCAAGACGATGGTCGAACTCTGAAAGTTTTTGTTACGTTTGAAGAACAAGAGGAGATTTGCATTGATTGAGGTATGGACATTAGTGTTTATCAATATAATGTTTAACGCTAGTTCGGGTTATCAAGAACCGATTATCGAAGGATATTGGAAATACGATAATATGATTGAATGTTTTCAAGCTCGTTCTGTATTAGGATTTGAATACACTGGAAACCCTGGACATTTTCCTGAAGGAACTCAAGCTGTATGTATCAGACAAATGATGGAACCAGCATAAATAACTTCATAGCATTATGGAGAATATTATGTGGTACTACAAGGGTGCAGAGTTTACTTCCGAGATGATTGAAGATTACATAGGATTTTTATATGTGATTACCGATAGATCTAACGATAAGAAATATGTAGGAAAGAAATTGCTTAAATCTACAAGGCGACTTCCTCCTCTAAAGGGTAAAACGCGTAAAAGAAAAAAAGTAGTCGAATCAGACTGGAAAAAATACTATGGATCATCAGATGAAGTCAAAATGATGGTCGAAGAAAAAGGAGAAGATAATTTCCACAGAGAGATAATTACTCTCTGTATGACAAAAGGTGAGCTTGGCTATCTAGAAGCTAAGTACCAATTCGATCATAATGTTTTATTACGAGATGACTACTACAACGGTATTATTCAATGCCGCATCCATAAGAATCATGTGAAAGGATTGACATTTTTATTAGAATGATGTATAATATTATTAGACTGTGAAACCTTGGAGAAATTAAATGATCATCACACGCACATCAGCATACTCTGGAAAAGAACATAAAAGAAACATCGCATTAGATCCTAATGACTGGGTTCTATACCAAAAAGGATACGGTAACATAAACGAAATGATGCCTTATCTTACAGATCAAGATCGTGAATTTATTTTGTCTGGCATGATCCCACAAGAGTGGAAAGAAGCTTGCGCAGAAATTAATAATATAGTTGAGGACACGATTGCATGATAATACTTTTTAACGGCCCACCCAGCGCTGGGAAAGATTGCGCTGCAGATTATTTTAAACACGGTAAAGGTTGGAAACACCTTTCTTTTAAATATCAATTATATAAAGAAACTTGCAAATATTTTGATTGTAGATACGATTGGTTTATGGATCGTTATGATGATCGTTCTGTAAAAGAAGTTCCTCATATCGATTTAGGCCACATGTCATGTCGCGAGGCAATGATCTATGTTTCAGAAAAAGTAATTAAACCGAGACGTGGGTTAGATTATTTTGGTAAACAAGTGGCTGATGAAATTGACTTAAATAAGAACTACGCTATCTCTGATGGTGGATTTGTAGATGAGCTAATACCTGTTATAAATAAAGTTGGATCTAAAAATTTTATCTTAGTTCAACTTACAAGAGAAGGATGTGATTATTCTTCTGACTCTCGTAGATACTTTGATGGCAATGTAGTTCAAGAACATATTATAGGTCATATCACAGAAATTAATAATAAATACGTATTACCTCATAAGTTTGATGTAGTAACGCATAGAATACACAATAACGGAACAGTTCATGATTTCGAAACTGCGTTAGAAGACATATATCGAAAGGAATTTAATGGAGGAACGAGAACGAGCTACGAAGCCCAAAAAAGCAAAGCAGCCAATATTTTACGAGAACCCGTACGATATTGAAACGTTTATCGAAGGTTGTACTATAGCAGCCAAACAGAACAGAGAGTTTCAGTTTATAGATAGAGTAATAACGCATATGAGAATAGATCCTCTTCAAGAAGTTTCTACTGTCGTATTTAATGTTTTGACTAAAGATCTAGAACTAATGAAATTTGAAGAAAGAAAGTATTGACATTTTTAAGTTTGCAGTTTAGATTAGGCTTACAACTTAAAATGAAAAGGAACTAAATTATGGATAAAGATACAATCTTGACAGCACTACGTGCTGGAATCGTTAATATCACTTTTACAAAAGTAAATGGTGATAAGCGAGAAATGCGTTGCACGCTTGAGGCTTCAAAACTACCTCCTCAAAAGCCTGTAGACGAAACATCAATCAAACCAAAACGTAAAGTAAACCCAGACGTAGTTGCTGTGTTCGACCTCGATAACGAAGGTTGGCGCTCATTTCGTTGGGATAGCATTACGGAATTTAATACCGGAGCA